TAATCAAAGTGATGTTAACTTTGTTGTTCCAAGTACAGCGGATGCTGCAAACATGTATACGGTAATAGCAGAATTTAAGAAACTATATTAGGAAGGTAGCAGATGGCTAACACTACTTCCGGAACAGTAACGTTCGACAAAACATTTGCTGTTGATGATATTATTACAGAAGCTTATGAACGAATAGGTTTACAATCTGTTTCGGGTTATCAATTAAAAACTGCACGAAGATCTTTAAACATTCTTTTTCAAGAATGGGGTAATAGAGGTTTACATTATTGGGAAGTTGCAGAAGCTAACATTGATGTAATTGAAGGACAGGCTGAATATACTTTTTACAGAGCAACTGGAGATGGTACAAGTTCTGTAACAAATCCTGCTAATACTTATGGTGTTGCAGATATTTTAGAAGCGTCATTAAGAAGTAATAGAACTCAAACAACTCAAGCAGACTCTGGATTAACAAAAATAGCTAGATCAGCTTACGCAGCTTTATCAAGTAAACTTTCTAAAGGAACACCATCACAATATTTTGTTCAAAGATTTGTAGACAAAACAACTTTTACTATTTATCCTACAGCAGATTCTTCTAACGCGTCTAAAGATATACATTTTTATTATGTAAAAAGAATACAAGATGCAGACTCAACTTACACAGATGCAACAGACGTACCATATAGATTTGTTCCATGTATGGCATCAGGATTAGCTTTTTATTTATCACAAAAATTTGCACCACAACTAGTGCAACAAATGAAATTACTTTACGAAGATGAATTAGCAAGAGCTTTAGCAGAAGATGGTTCAGCCTCTAGTTCTTTTATAACCCCTAAAACTTATTATCCAAATATATAATTATGGCATACGCAGCAGGAAAATACGCAAAAGCAATATCAGACAGATCAGGAATGGAGTTTCCATATAATGAAATGGTTAGAGAATGGACAGGTATGTTAGTTCATGTATCAGAGTTTGAAGAAAAACATCCACAACTTCAACCAAGACAACATGGTGGTGACCCACAATCATTATTAAATGCAAGACCGGATAGAACAGAAAATGATGTTGCAACAATATTAAAACCAAATCCTTTTGAAACTATTGCAGCTTCATCAGGTATTATAAATGTATCAGAAACATCACATGGAAGATCAACAGGAGACACTGTAAGATTTAGAGGATCACCCTCTACTGCAGGCACGTTTGCAAACCCTGCATCATTTGATGGTATATCAGGATCAAACGTTGCAAAATCCGCTGGATATTCTATTACAGTTGGTAAAAGAGATTCAAGTGGTAACATAACTAGCACAGCAGATTTCTATCACTTTACTGTAGATACAAACACTGCTACAAGTGGTAGTACATCAGGAGGAGGAGAGAATTGCTCGGCAGGCCCGGCAACTCTAACAGCATAATGGCAGGAATAAGCGCATCAGGATTAAAAACACAAATAAGAAACTATACAGAAGTTAGCTCTACAGTGCTATCTGATAGCATTATAGAAAACATTATTTTAAATGCACAATATAAAATTTTTAGAGATGTACCAATTGATGCAGATAGAAAAACATCAACAGGTAATTTTACAGCTGGAACAGGAACTGTAACTGTACCAGCAGGAGCTGTACTTATTAGAGGAGTGCAAGTTTATACCGCAACTGGATCTACGTATACTGGTGCTAATATTTATTTAGAGAAAAAAGATTTAACATTTTTAGAAGAATATATTTCAGCAACTACATCTACAGGCACACCAAAATACTATGCTATGTTGGATACAGGAGCGACCGGAGAAAGTTCATCAAATTCTGGATCTATAATTGTATCACCAACACCAAGTGATACATTTGCATACAAAATTCATTACAATGCTGTGCCAAGTATATTTGAAAATAATGACACTAATTATATTAGTATGAATTTTCCTAATGGTTTATTATATGCTTGTTTAGCAGAAGCTTATGCTTTTTTAAAAGGTCCCATGGACATGCTTCAATTATATGACGCAAAATATAAAGAAGAAGCTCAAAAATTTGCGCTAGAACAAACAGGTAGAAGACGAAGAGACGATTACACAGATGGTACAATTAGAACAAAAATTGACTCTGCAACACCGTAAAAATAAATGGAAATTAATTAAGAAAAGAGTATAACAAATTATGGCATCAACATACACAGATCTTGGTATAGAAAAAATGGCAACTGGCGAAAACGCCGGTACATGGGGAGATAAAACTAATACTAATTTAGAAATTGTAGAAAAAGCAATTGCTGGTTATGTAGAACAAGCAGTAACTAGTGGTGGAACAACAGCATTATCAATTACAGATGGTGACGCAACAGAATCTACATCAGTAGCACGTCATGCTGTTATAAAATTAACAGGAACAATAACAGGAAATTCTATTGTAACTGTACCGGATTCCGTAGAAAAAGTTTATATTGTAACTAATGGCACATCAGGTGCTTACACTGTCCAATTTAAAACAGCATCAGGAACAGGTATTACTTTTGGAGTATCAGAAAAAACTACAAGATTAGTTTATTCAGACGGAACAAATTTAGTTGATGCAGGATTTGGTGGATCTCTTGATTTAGAAGGAAGAGAATTAGTTTTAGATGCTGATGGTGATACAACCATTACAGCAGATACAGATGATCAAATAGATATTAAAATTGCTGGTGCAGATGACTTTCAATTTACAGCAAATACTTTTACAGCACAATCAGGTAGTAGTATTGTTGTGCCAGAAAGCGGACTTACTTTTGGAAGCACAGCAATAACTGCAACTGCAGCAGAATTAAATTTATTAGATGGGGTTTCAGGATTAGTACAAGCAGACTTAACTAAACTTGCAGCTGTTGATTCAACTGCAGCAGAATTAAATATTGTTGACGGTGGAACGTCAGCTACATCTACAACAGTTGCTGATGCAGATAGAGTTGTATTAAATGATAATGGCACAATGGTGCAAGTAGCAGTTACAGATTTAGCTGCGTATTTTGATGATGAAATTACAGCTATGCCTAACCTTGTTACTACCGCTGCCACAACTGTTGGAGCATTAAACTCAGGATCAATTACTTCAGGTTTTGGAACTATTGATACAGGATCTTCTACAATTACAACAACAGGATTAATTAGCGGTGGTTCATTAGATATAGACAATGTTTTAATTAATGGCACAACCATAGGTCATACTGATGACACAGATTTAATTACATTAGCGGATGGTGTTGCAACAGTTGCAGGAGAAATTTCTGTAACAACATTAGATATTGGTGGAACAAATGTAACAACAACAGCTGCAGAAATTAATTTAATAGACGGTGGCACTGCAAGAGGTACTACAGCAGTTGCAGACGCAGATGGTATTCTTCACAATGATGGTGGCACAATGAGAATGACTAGTGCTGCAACGTTTAAAACATATTTTACAAGTGGTGTATCTTCAGCAGCGGATGACATAACTATAGGTGATTCTGCAGTTACTTTATCAACTTCATCTGGAAATATTACAATTGACGCTACGGCAAATGATACTGATATAATATTCAAAGGTACTGATAACAGTAGTGACATCACTATGTTGACGCTTGATGGTAGTGACGCCGGTCATGCTACATTTAACAATGCAATAACTTCAGGCGCTGTAATAACTTCAGGTGCTGGTTTAGTTATTGCTGACGCTGGTAATATAGGTTCAGCTTCTGACACAGACGCAATCGCAATATCATCTGGTGGTGTTGTAACTATGAATCAAATACCAGTCTTTAGTGCTGGTATAAATGTATCAGGTGGTAGTATTGCAGGTACACTTTCTACTGCCGCTCAAGCAAATATTACTTCATTAGGTACTTTGACTACACTTACTGTTGATAATGTTATTACAAATGGCACAACAATAGGTCAT